ATCAAAATAGCCGCAAAGCAGAACAATCGCTCTATCAATGGTGAAATCAACGCACGCCTTGAAGAGTCATTCTCCGTCGGCGCGATCCGCAAGGTCGTTCGCGAAGAACTTACCGCAATCCTCAGACCATCGGAGTAACAGCCACATGGCACAAGAACCGATTTACATCACGACCAGCGTCGGCCGCTACGTTCAAGGCGACGCATTCACCGGCAGCGACAAGGACCACCAGGGGCGCCCCCGGCTCGACCAGAAAGGCCAGCCTAAGACGCAATGGTATATCGGCGTCGCGTTCGCCAAGAACGACCCGGAATTTCTCAATAACGTCTGGCCGCAGATCCAGGGCGTCGCACAGCGTGACTTTCCCGGCGGCGAGTGGCAGCGGCAGGATTTCGCCTGGAAACTGATCGACGGCGACCAGCCGCGGCCGGACGGCAAGCCGCGGCCGGCGCACGAGCAGGGGCATTACGTCCTGCGCCTGTCGTCGGGCTTCGCGCCGCAGGTGTTCAACGAACAAAATCAGCAGATCGCCGACCCGGCGCAATGCAAGCGCGGCGATTTCGTTCAAATCTACCTGTCGTGCGTCGGCAACGATGACCGCCAGAAACCGGGCGTCTACGTCAACCCGTTGATGATCAAGCGGGTCGGCTATGGCGACGCGATCAACGTCGGTCCGTCGGCTGACCAGGCGTTCGGTAGCGGCCCCGTCGCTCTCCCGCCGGGCGCCAGCGCAACGCCCGTCGCCCCGGCTGGCGGTATGCCGGCGATGCCCGGGGCGAACCCCGGTGGCGGCTATCAGCCCGGCGGACAGGGAAACCCCCCGGTAACGGGCGCAGGCGCCCCTATGCAGCCCGGGGCGCCTGCGCCGTCCCCGGCTGCCCCGGCTGGCTTCAATCCGCACCCGGGCGCCCCTGCGGCTCCTGCGGGCGTACCGGGGCAGCCGACTGCATCCCCTTCTAACCCCGTCCAGCCGCACTATCCGATCCTGAACGGCCCGACGCGGTAATGAGCGGCTTCTCCGAGGGTGATCGGGTCTTCCACTTCACGCTTGGTCCCGGCGTCGTGACCAGCGCGAACGACCCGATCACCCTCGAAAGCAGCGTCCTCCCCTGCATCCGCGTGCAGTTCGCCACCGGTCGAAGCCACCGTTACGGCGAGTTGTGGTTCGAACGCTACCCGCACGGCTTGATGAAGGTCGGTTGATGCCGGTAGTATGGGATTTGGAGACGTTTCCGAACTGTTTCCTTTGCGGCGCGTTGGGCCTCGAGTCCGACAACGCCTATATATGGGAGATCTCCGATCGCCGCGACGATCGCGCCGACCTTCTCGCCTGGTTGCGCCACCTTGCCGCCGAACAGATCGAACAGATCGGGTTCAACAACATCGGCTTTGACTACCCGATCATTCATTTCCTCTTGCAGCATCCGGACGCCACGCCGGCCGATCTCTATCAGAAGGCGCAAGCGATTATCACCAGCGGCGACCGTTGGGCGCATACGATTTGGCCGAGCGACCGGTTCATTCCGCAAATCGACCTTTATAAGATTCACCACTTCGACAACGTAGCGCGCGCGACCAGCTTGAAGGCGCTGGAGTTTAATATGCGCTCGCCGTCGGTCGAAGATTTGCCGTTCCCGCATGGAACCTATCTGACGTCCGATCAGATCGACACGCTCCGCAGCTACAACATGAACGACCTGACCGAAACGAAGCGGTTTGCCGGTCACAGCGCGCAACAGATTGAATTTCGCCGCTACCTGTCGCAGACCTACGGGCGCGACTTTATGAACCATAACGACACGAAAATAGGTAAAGACTATTTCGTGATGAAGCTCGAGCAACAGGCGCCGGGGAGTTGCTACCGCAACGACGGCAGCGGTCGGCAACCGGTGCAGACCTACCGCGACCGGATCGCGCTCGGCGACGTCATCCTACCTTACATCACGTTCCGTCATCCCGAGTTTCAGCGCGTGCACGCGTGGCTGTTGCAACAGGTTATCACCGACACGCGCGGGGTATTTACAGACGTCTCTTGCGAGATCGGCGGCTTCCGCTTCGACTTCGGGACCGGCGGCATTCATGGCAGCGTCACGCGCCGCACCGTCCGCAGCGATGATGACCACGCGTTGATCGATATCGACGTCAAGTCGTATTATCCGAACATCGCGATCGTGAACCGCCTGCACCCGGCGCACCTTGGGGAACTGTTTTGCGACGTCTATTCGGACGTCTACCAACAGCGTCTCCACTACGCTTCCGGGACGCCGGAAAACAAAATGCTTAAGCTCGCATTGCTTGGCGTCTATGGCGACTCGAATAATATCTACAGCCCGTTTTACGATCCACAATATACAATGGCGATCACGATTAACGGGCAGCTTCTTTTGTGTATGCTGGCCGAACGGTTGATGACGACGGTTCCCGGCCTCGAAATGATTCAGATCAACACCGACGGTCTGACCGTGCGCGTCCCGCGGCGGCTCGAATGGCTGATCAACGACGCGTGCCAATGGTGGCAGAAGGTCACGGGGCTTGCGCTCGAGGAAGCGCGCTACAGCCTTATGCATATCCGCGACGTGAACAGTTATCTTGCTGTTCGTGAAGACGGCAAAGTGAAACGCATAGGTGCCTATGAAACCGCACAACCGGGTGAACGGACCCCGATAGGCTGGCACCAAGACTGTAGCGCGTTGATCGTCCCGAAGGCTGCGGAACGTTACATAGTCGAGGGTGAACCGGTGGAGGATTTTATTAAATGCTCGCCCGGGCGTGACGATGAAACGTCCTTCGACTTCATGTGTCGCGCCAAGGCGAACCGCGGCAGCACGCTAGTACATGGTGACGCGACCGTACAGAGTACCACCCGTTACTATGTGTCAACCGACGGCGCACCGTTGACGAAGGTCAGCCCGCCGCCCGCCGGGTGCCGGGTTGGTCACTACAAGAAAGCGAACGGCGTCTCTGATCGCGTTTACCATGCGACCGACAACACCGTTTGGAATCCCGACGTCCACACCAAGAACCGGTCGACTCACAAGGAACGGCGGACTAGCATTTGCGCCGGTTATCTTACGACCGTATGCAACCGGGCGAGCGATTTTCGCTGGGAAAACGTTAACTATGACTGGTACGTCACGGAAGCAAGGAAATTGATCGAATGACCACGCCCAAAGGATACACCGCCTGGCTCGCCAAACGTCCCGATATGGAGTTTCCCGGCCGCGAAGAGTGGTCGCCGTTCAGCTTGGCGACACTCGCCAGCGTGAACCGCCGGGTCAACTGGTCAATGGGGTATCGCCCCGAGCCCGCCGACGTATGGGGCGAAGGTCAGGATTGCGAAGACTACGCGATCAAGAAACTCGACGCGCTGTTAGCGGCAGGCGTTCCTCGTGGTGCGCTGCGTCTCGCCGCGTGCGCGCCGGGAGGCCGCGGGACCGGCCACGCCGTGCTGATCGTCAACGAAGAGTGGATCTTGACGAACGGGCGTGACGACGTTTTTAACCGTCACCGGTCGAAGCTGATTATTCTCGCGTGGGAGGACGTCGGCGGGCAATGGTCGCAACCGGGCGTGTCGTTGGCGACGGTGATCGACGCGGACGGCGGGCTAGGTAATCCCGACGGCGCGGAGTCGATCGTCAACCGGCAATTGGACGGATGACGATCGACTCCGCGCTCCACGCTTCGGAACCGGTCAGCACGAACGAACCGGGATTATCGGACGCGGCTTCAAGCTCGCGCCGCGCGCTGCTAACGCTACAACTGTTGTTGACCCCCGCATCAGCCACGGTGTTCAGAAGCTCGCTGTAGCCGGCGGGTTCATCGGTGGCGCTTTCAGCGTCGTCATTACACATAGTCGCGGCGATGTAGAGGTTGCGCGCCGCGCCCCACGGCGCAGTGACGTTCGGCGGATTCGGAAAAGCGGAAAGTCCGCTTGTTTGAGATACAACGACGTCGCTTAAATTCCCAGACCAATCGGAAATTCGATAAACCTGAGCGGCGAACCGCGTCGACGTCGTTGTTCCGAACGTTTGCGTTCCGCCACCCTCATCACCAACTGCCTTCTTGACGAACACGCCGTGCGCATTCTTCTTCAGGCCGGCGGGCGTATTGATCGCTGCCGTTCCGAAGTCGCTGCTGCACAGGTAGAGCAACAGTTCACCCGCGATCACGGTCGCGGGCATGTCCACAGGGTGCGACGTGTTGGCACTCGCGATGCTGGTCGGCGTAACGCTTAGCACCTTCGCGAAGCCCACGGGCACGCGCTGCACGCCGTAAGTCCCGTACCACGTCACCCCGCCGTCGACGGTGAGGAAGTTTAGCCAGTCGATCCCGTCGGCAGCCAGGGCCGGGGCGATCCCTCCCCGCCAACGCACCGCAGCCGGCCAAGTCACACTGTGCGCCCCGCCGTTGGTCAGCCCCAACGTGAGGAAGTGTGCAACGCCCGCACCAACGCCACTGAACGTAAACGTCACGTCGTCGGCAACCGTGCCCGTCGCGACGTTACCGGCCTCAAGGTTGATCGTCCGCGCGCCGCTGATCGAACCGAGCGGGTTCACCGTCTCGCCGTAATCGATCAGCCGCGGACGCTGCAATATGTTGTCGGCAAGATTCTGCAACCCCGTGAACGTGTTGGCTCCGACCGACGCCAGCCCGAGCCCGACCGACGCCAGCGTGCCGAACGTGATCCAGTCGGTATTTGCTGCGTTGCGGATCTTGAGTAAGCCCGTCGTGGTATCCGCCCACCACATGAACGGGCGCGGGTTCGCCGGCTCACCCGAACCGCTCTGTTTCGAAGCCAGCGCCTCGAAAAGATCGTTCAGTTCGCCGCGAAAGGTCGGGCCGTCAACGTCGCCGATGATTAGCGGGTGTTGGGCCATGCACGATCAGTTACCGACCGCTGCGTTAAGGCTTTGCGCCTCGGATCGCAACACAAGAAAATCGGCAACCATCAAGTCTTTTTCGGCCTTGATCAGTTGCCAAGCTTCGTTATCGGGATTGGTGGCGGCTGCGGCGTCAAGCTCGGCAATGAAATCGCCGAAAGCTGTCGGCATAGTTACGAGATCCGAAAGCGCCGTTGCGATCAACGCCCGCGCTTGAGCCAGGCGCTTTCGGTTGTTCTCGGATCGATCGGCGATTTCGTCCAGCGTCGCCTTCGCTTGAGTGAACGTGACGGCCACAGTGGCTTACTCCGCAATGGTTGCACTTACAGCGGACTCAGGATCCGAAGGCCGACGTCACCGAACACGTCACCAATGAAGGCGCGACTCTCACTAAGCATCGGCCCGCACGCGATCCAGAATTCATCCGAAACGCCTTCCTGTCCGTCGACGGCGCGACGGACCACGCGGCCCTTGGCATAGGCGGACATGACACCCTTAATCGCCAACGTTTCGGCGTTGCCGGCGGCAGGATTGTTCTCGAGGTATATCACGATGTGCGTGAAGCACTGTTCGGCCATGACGTCTTCGCCCGCGATGGCGATCGCCTGAGCGGCCTGAGCGTCCTCGAGAAACTTCGCGTGCGCCTCGGGGCTGACAGCGGCGATGGCCTTGCCGGCAGAGGCGCCCTTCTCGACCGCAGAGGCGCACGCGCTAAGGCCGACGGCGATGATCGCTGTGGCAAAGAAAGCAAAAACACGCATGGTCTTTTCTCCTTGAGGTTTAGGGTAGACGCCGCGCGTCGGGAATGGCGCCCGGGTCCATGTCGTCTCCCGGACAGGGTGTGTCGGGTCGGGTGATGCAATCCGCCGCCGCCTTGATAGAGGCGCAACCGGTCACGCCGAGAAGCACGGCAAAGATGATCACCGCGGTCTTCATGTCGACTTCTTGTTCGGGACCAGCCAAACGAGTCCGGTGGTCAGGATCGTGAACGCCGATCCGACTGCCGCAGCGGTCGCCTTATCCCATTTAGTAAACATCAGCCGCCGCCTTTCGTGAATAGATCAGTCAGTTTGTCCCACCCGATGAACGTCGCGACGCTGGCGATCACGCCGACAACGACCTTGACGCCGAAGGTGTGTTTTTCGACCTTCCGCAGCCGGCCCGCATGATCGTTAAGGCGGGTCGTATAAACGTTCAGAATCGTATCGACCTTAGTCGAGATCTCGCCAATCTCCCGATTCATCGAGCGGAGAAGTTCTTCGTTCATACTTAAAAACTAAGCCCGTAGTATTGACCGTTATAGTCTTCCCAAAGCTGACGATCCGCTGCGCTGGCGGCACCGTCAGCTAGAACCAATTCGAGAACCCTGCCGCCAAAATAGTTGTTGCCAAGGCCGCTCTGTCCGACTACCCAGCCGTTCGTGATGGTACTATCGCTATCCCCGGTCGCCTCTAAGACGTTGCCGACGCGAAGCGCGCTAGACGTGCCGTCCCAATAGCACTCGATCGACAAAGGTACATCGTTGCCGGACGTTCCTACAATCTGTGGCGCTGATATGGCGACTAACTCAGATGATGTCCACAGGGAGGAAATTTCATCGCCGGAACCGTTCGTACTTCCGTTTAACAATCGCTTGTTAGACGCATCGGCTTTCGTCGCCTCACACACGATGAACGCAGACAAAGGCTGTGACCGTGACGCGGCGGCAACTGAAAAATATTGGTCTATACCGTCCAGCAACGCGCCAAGTCGATTGTTGAAACCCGAGAACGCTTGAATCACGGGGTCATTAAACGCCGTCATGTGAAAACTGCCGACGCGATCATTCCATGCACTAGCCAAACCGCCGCCGCCATCAATCAGGCTATCTCCGCGGTAGGCGGCGAAGACGCTAAGATCTGGCGCGTCTAGAGCGAAATCAATATTACCCACCGCCGATGCGGCAGCGAGCATTCGGGCGGCAAGCATCAGGACATATCCAGACCGGCTGCGAAGCCGTACCACGTCGACCCGCCGTCGACCGTGACGAAGGTCAAGATATCAACGCCGCTGGCAGTCAGCGACGGCGCGGTTCCGCCCGCCCACTGCACGGACGCCGGCCAGTTCACCGTTTCCGATCCGCCGTTCGTCAGGATCAGCGTGAAGCTTCCGGCGACGCCACTTGAGGGTGATCCGCTAGACGGCGCGTTGCTGAACGTGAACGTCGTCTCCGACGTATCAACCGTAGCTGAAACGACGTTACCGGACTCAAGGTCGATATCCTGCGTCCCGCCGCCGATCGACCCGATCGCGTTGACCGTCTCGGCGTAGTCCAGCAACCGAGCGCGCTGCGCCGTGTTGTCGGCGAAATTCTGCACCCCGGTGAAAGTGTTTGCATCAAGCGACGCGAGGCCAAGCCCCGCAGACGCGAGCGTTCCGATCGTGATCCAATCGGTGTTTGCCGAGTTACGGAGTTTGAGAATTCCAGTGTTCGTATCGGCCCACCACATGAACGGGAAGGTCACGCTGGGCGTTGTCGAGCCACTGTTCTTCGACGCAATCGCTTCGAACAGCGCGTTTAGATCCGCACGAACCGTCGCGCCGTCGGCGTTAGCTATGTCGAAATCATGCTGTGCCATTAGCGACGCGCCCCGTGCTTCTCATACCAGGCGCACCAGTCGCGGCACTCTTGGGGGATCGGAGCACCGTCGATCATCGCCTTAATCAACAGGTAGACGGCCCGATCACGATCGACGGCGGGACGCCTCGGCTTCCCGTGCCCGAATCCGACCGGTAGAAACACCCCGTCACGGTAGTAATACGTCCCGTTCTCGGGAAGGTCGCCGCAAAGGATATCATCTTTTTTCGGGTTCTTCACGTCCCGCGAACCGATCAAACGTCCGCGCTTATCGAGCATTGCCACACGCATTAAACGATATCCTCCGCCACCACGCCGAGCGCATCAACCCTTATATTAAACGCTTCGTCCTCTGTTGACAATAGGGCGCGAAATCGGCACCCGCGGGTCTCAAACTCCCCGGAATCAAGGATATTCCAGGCGGACCAGGCTACCGGGGAGCCGTTCGGATCGTCATCCGTGGTCCGGACTTGAAGCCGACAATCGGCGTTGCTTTGGTTCGTTCCGTCAAAGTCCTCCCATGTATCAATGGTGGTTTCGCGATCGTCCATTTTGTCGAGAATGTTGATCGATGTCGCGTCGACCAGTGACGTCAACCGTACCCGCTTGACTTCGCCGAAGTCGAAGCCGGCGGCGAACGTATATGTTCCCACCGCGGCGATCCCGCCGAAAGAATCTAAGTCATCGATCGCGTCAAAATCTTCAATATCATCGAACGATCCTGTTCCGGCCAGTTTTAACGCGTTGCCGTCCTTAACCGTGCCATCGTGCGATCCGCTAAATGTTGGCGACTCCGAAATCGTATCGACATTGGCATAGGCCAGGACCGAAGCTTGCTTAGTCGATAAGGCAACTACTTCCGAAGAACGCCGACGCTTGTCGAACACCCGAGCAAGATAGGTCCCCGGCTTCAATGGCAACGTTGCGAAAAGTGAATTGCCTTTCGCCGCGAATCCAATCGACGTTGAAGACTGCCACAGGGCAAGGTCAGGGTCGGTTTCCGGGGAATGTCTGAAACGAACCTCACCACCTATCCGAACGTCCAGTTCGGCGGGGCGGTCCCACCGGATTAAAGCGTTGCCGCCAAAGACCGATATAGTCGCGTTCTGAAGAGGGTTAGGCGCCGTTGACTGACCGACGACGCGATGTCCTATAATCGACGTCCAGACGCCCGGCAGACGCCCCTCCGCGCGCCACCTGGCGCGAAGGTCGTAATATGCGGCTTCACGAACGTCACCGATGATCCATTCGTTCCCGTTGTTGCCGGTCACGTCGGCTGGATAGTAGTTCTCTTCGGTGTCATTCGCGCGAATCTGGACGTCTAAGCGAAGATTGAATGTCGTATCGGGAATCTCGACGCTCAAGCCTATATGCGGAATGAGTGTGTCGCCCGCACCATATTCCAACACCGATTCATCGGAACGAACGTTAGCCACCGTGACCATCGGCACCGACTCGAGCGGCGTTAGATTGCTATTGAAGGGTGGAATTTCCCCTTGATCCGCGTCGTACACTTCCCGAGATTCGGGGATAATGCTAAGACGCGCTGTCAGTTCAGACGCGGGTTCTATCGAAAGTAACAATCCCTCGATTGTTTCCAAACCATGCAAACCGAACCCGAACAGGTCGCCAATCGCAGGCGCGTTTTCCGGTGGAATCGGGTCATTGAAAACGACCGTCGTTTGATCACCGGGGTTCGTGACAATTCGGTGAGTAAGTTTGATATCGGCCACGGTGCGAAAGGACGCGCCATAGTCCATATCGGATTCCATCGTCAACACTTCATCCGACGTAAATCCGATGATGTTTTGTGGCGACGATCCGTCAAACTGTAATGACTTGACACGTCCCGTTGCCAGCCCGACCAACAGAACATCGTGAGTAACTAATACAAGGTCGCCTCGGCGGGCAACAATGTATTCAAAATCCGTGAAAAGGTGCCAGCGTTCCGGCCGATTGGTAACTTGCGCTAAGGCAAACCGGGTGTATTTCCAGACGTGATCCGGATCATCCATGCCAATCGCGTCGATATTTTCGTACTCTTCGGCGTTGTTATCATCGAAGCTATCGGCGAAAACGGTTCGTTCGTCCTGTCGCCAATCGAGATTCTTATTTGCAAATCTCACCCGAAACGCATGGGGCGGATCTGGGAAAGCTTTCTCCGCTTCGAACCCCCATGAGTTGCGCGGCGTGAAGTGCTGCACGGGCGCAGTTTGTTCTTCATCGAAAACAACACCCCACTTACCATCCGGTTGCGCGGGCGATGCACGCCCCGCCGCGGCGATATCCGCCAGGCACTCCCACACCGACGCTTTATAATCGCGAATCATGTTGAACGTGAAGCCGTTCGCGGCGCAGAAGTCGTGCCAATCCTGAAGATTCTCGATATCAACCCGATCGTCCGTAAGTCGCGCCGGGTTCGCATTGCCTTGCAGGACGTGACGATAGATATCCGCCGGGTTGTTACTGACCATTTCAGCCCAATCCGGCGAGCCGCCAACGTAACTTTGAACATAGCTGCTAACGGTCGCGTTCAGTTCGTCAACGACGTTGTTAAGCTGATCGGTAGCTTTAATGCGAAGCGCCGTCCATGCTAACGGAAACGAAAAATTCAGCGGGTTTTCATCGGTGATCGTACGAAGCGCCGTCCAACGGCATTCGCTAAATTCGGTGTTGCTGCCGGGATCAGCCGACGAAGTTCGTCGGACTCGCACCTCGTATTGACCGCGTTCAGCCGTGTTCCATCGCATCCCGTGCCGAAGCGCCTTGGTACTACGCGCGACGAAGCGAATAGTTGATCCGGAAATCCACGCGGTCGGAAACGTCTTGTCGCTGAACGTCGGTGTGAGCCACGTTTCGTCGCCGACTTGCCGAAATTGGACTTGGACTGAGACGGCGAATGAATGCGGAGACGGATGCTTGCCATCGTCATACTGAATTAGGCCGGCTGGAAACGTAATATCGATACTCAGTTCATCGGCGTTCGGTTCGCTGGTCAGCGTTGTCCAATCGGCCGGCTGTTCCAACAGGATAGAGAGTGTTTCCTGTATGACGCTATCGGGGATCAGCGTTGACGCAGGATCGCCTTCCCGTCCTTCCTGCGTTTCGATCGTCACGCCGTCGAAACTCTCGATTGGAGTTTCGCCGATCTTGAGATTTTCGATTTTCAGCGGCCCATAGCCCCAAATCACCAACATTCGAAGATACATATGATCGCCGACAACTTCGGTATAGGAACGCACGCCAAGCGGCGGCACGCTGCGATGAATACCAAGATGCGCCGGCACGCGACCGAACGGCCGCAGCGTATTACGGGCGCCCTCAATAAACAGCGTCGGTGACGCGTCGTTTCCGCCCGAAAGCCCGTCCAGCTTCGGCGGGCGAATAGGCGCGATCGCGTTCACCGCGGCCATGCCCGCCGCGGCCACCACAGCGCCGGCCAGGGCGCCCAGGGCCGCGCCGCCCGTCGCACCAAGCCCGAGCCCACCCGCCGCCACCGGGGCGGCACCTATGCCGCCGACGTAGAAGGTCGCAACTGCGGCGATCACCACGACGGCGATCGTCAGGACGGTATGCAAGATATTCTTGCTGCCGCCGCCACCCTGCGGCACGACCCGAAGCGTTAAATTGACACCGGGCTTGGGGCGAACCCGGCGCCATAGGTGCCGCTGAACGTACTGGTCGCCAACGAAGCAATGAGCGTGACGCGCAAGAATGGGATCGATCCCGGAAGCGTCGATCATTTCGGCGATCGTCATCCCTTCCGGAAATTCGATATCGATCTGTTCCGTTTTGAAGGGATGCGGGGCGGCGATAAGTCTAGTCACTCGGGAATCTCGCAGTCTTCGGGTAGTAATACCCCTCTACTCGGAACGCTCGGATCGGCTGAATACAGGTCTGAATCCCTTTTGCAACGTGCATGATCCGACGACCCGGAACCACCAATCCGCAATGGATCGGAAGGCCGCGGCGATAAATGCAAGCAATCGCCATATCACGGGGTTTCAGGGACCGGCACCAATCATCGTTATTGCGGTCCCGAAAGTGGCGATCAAGATCGCGCCATTTTTCGGTATAGCAACCATCGTAGCGCGGAAGCGAGATTCCCAGAACGTCGCGATAGGCGCACCAAACGAGGCCGTAGCAATCCCACGCGTCATAGTCGCGCCCATCTTCAAAGAACGGAACGCCCGACGCCTTTCGCATCCATTCGGCCAGCGTGATCATTAGAAGATCCCCGGGAAGCTGGCCGGCGAGAAAATACCGCCCGGGTAAGGTTCGGACGTAAAATCTTCTAACGTAATGTCGCCGGTCACTTCAGAGGCGTTCCATCGAACGTTGCGAAGCGTGAAGAACGGGAATGACATTTCAACAACGTCCGGTTCCGATGCTCGAATAATCTCTATAAGGATTGTCGGCGGACTTGAAATCAGGCGAATAGCTTGTGCGATCTCTCGGCTAGCATTATCGATCGCAAGGCGCGCGAGCGGCGGCGCACCTTCGCGGCTATCCGGCAACGTGATATCGAACGGAAAGCCGATGAACTCGTCACCGCGACTGGTAATGTCCTCAGTATTGTTCACGACGCGAACCGGCGGATCAATATCCGGATGATCGATCGTCAGCAGAACTAGCCACACGTCATCCGTATCAGCCGCGAATGCGCTTTGGCGTCCGGTTTCGGATACGGTCACGGGATTAGCTCCAAAGGAAGCGTGACCAAGTAAGTGCGAAGTGCGGGCGTTTGGTGCGCGTCAATTTGCGTCACCTCATATTCGCCAGTAAAGCGCAGTGTCGCCGCGTCGTCGGTGACGGGATTCTTCCAGTCGAATGAAAGCGAACCCATACCTAAGTCATCTTCATAGAACGTTTCAAAGGTGGCGAGTTGCGCGCCTGTCATGTGAACCGACGCGTCTTCATATTCCTTTACGATCGCCGTGAAGCGCGGGCGTTGCTTCGCCGCGCCGTGATCCGGGTTTGACCGAACTTTTCCCGACTGCCGTTTCTGACGGAAGCCAATATGAAGCGACTGCGGAAGGGACGCGGGCCAGGTCGGCATTATCCGCGACCTTTCAGCGTCGGTTGCGCACCGAAACGCGACGAGAACGCCTTAGCGGTGCGACTACCCGGCGAATTAATCGCCTTCGCCATCGCTTCATCAAGGATGACGTCAATCGAACGTCCGCCCGGACCATTACGCTCGCGCGTCTCTACGCTCGATCCCGGCGGGGCGTAAACATTTACCGTGACGTCACCACCACCGCCGCCGCCCCTCATGATCTCCGCAGTCTCTTCGGCGCTGTATATCCGCGACGGGCCGGTTGCTTCCAATTCCGGCCCGTTCTCGCCGACCACCCGAAAGCCGCCGCGATGCTTGCCACCGCTAGCGAAAAAAGGAAGTGTTCCGACGTCGATTTTTGCTTGACTCTGTACAGCGCCAATATCCCCGGCGCCGGGAAACAGGTCGCCAAGGAATCCTGTAGCGGCTTCCAAAATCGGTTTTAGAATTAGTTGGCGCAGAAACAGTTTCAGGATATCGTCAGCCAAACCTTGTAGCACGTCGGAAAGTTTGGCGCCGGCAAGCGCCGCCTCTTCGAACCGACTACTAAAGGTCAACCCAAGGGCGTCAACCGCTTCCCGGTTCTTGTCGTGCAAATCCTTTTGACGTTCCAACGCCACGTTCTGCGCCGCGAACTGGCGTTCGATCTCCGCGCTATCAGCTTCCCTCAACGCCTTCTCGCGCGCCTTCGCGGCGTCTGTAGCGTCATCCTGCGCCTTCTTTTCGGCTTCCAACGCAGCGACCAGCGGGAGAACTTTGTCAGTGAATGCCTGATTGACTTCGATACCCGCCGTCTTCGCGAGAGTATAAAGCTTCTGCCCGTTCTCAGTGCGGTGCAGTTGATCGATTTCGAACTGTAGGTTCTCTACAATCTTTTCGATCTTATCCGCTTGTTCGTCGCTCGCTTCGCCGCCGGACTCGAGCGTGGCGTTGATAAGGTCGTTTTCCTCGCGACGTTTTGCGATCAACGATTCGAGTGCGCGAATCTCCGCGTCGATTTCAACAATGCGATCTTTAGCTCCCGTCGCTTCGTTTAAGAAGTCCGCGCGCTTCGCCAACTGGATTTGAAGTTCCAACGCCTCTTCGCGCAACGACTGCAGTCGGGTTTGCAATTCCTCAATCGGCGCGACGCTATCCGGCAGCAACGAACCGACGAAGCGAACGATATGCGGCAGGGCTTCGGCGAACGCCTGACCGAGCTTGATAATTTCCGGCGCCAAGGCGATCACGGCGCGCGTGACCTGTGTACTTAACGCCTTCCCCATCAACTCTAGTTGATCGTTTGCCTTCTCGGCTTCACGTAACAGGCTTTCTTCGATGACGAGCCCTAGGTCACGCGCGCTTTGACGCAGCCGATTGATACCCTCGACACCCGTTCGCGCCGCACTGACGAACTTCGCGCCCAAGGTCCGACCGAGCGCGGCGCCGGCAATCGCCGCGGCCTCTTGAGCGTCCTTCGCCTTGTCGAGACGGTCGATCAGAATGTCAAAGGCTTGTTCGGTGTTACGGGCACCGATCAGCGCCTTACGGAAACCTTCGTCGCCAAGTTTCTTTAGGATCGTGTCGAGTGAACCCGTTCCCAAGCGCAACTCGCCGAGACGCTTGTTGAACGCCTGCAACCCCCCGCCGAGCGCCTGTTCCTCGATACCAAGTTGCTTGAACGCGAATTGCAACTCTTGCAGCGCGTCGGTAGAGATCCCGACGCTATCGGCCATCTTTGCAATCGCATCGGCCGCTTCAAGCTGGCGTTTAATAAAGTACCCGATCGCCGCCGCCGCGCCGACACTGATCAAAGCGTTCCGAAGCGAGAAGATGCTGCCGATCGTCCTTGCGACCGACGCGCCGACACTCTTGAAACTCTTGGTCATGGACTTGGACGAATTGCGCGCCGCAATGCGCGCCCGCCCCATGTCCTTCTCAAACTGTGCGGCGTTGGCGGAAAGCTCTACACGAAGGGCGCCGATCGGTTCAGCCATTGGTCAGCCTCCCGCCGAACACGGCATGAAGCGCCTTGACCTTGGCGCGTAACGCGTCGGGCGTTTGTCGGATGACTTCGGGCTTATCGATCCGGCGCATGAGCTTCCCTAGATCCGGAACCTTCTTTTGCCGCCCGAAGACCGCCGTATTCCAGGACTGCCACAGGGCCAGCTTGTAACGACCGATATCGGCGTTGCGGCACCACTCCCAACACTCCCAAGGGGTGAGGCGCCAGAACTCCGCCGGCTTTAGTCCCGCCTTAGCCGCAGCGTCGCGAGAACGCGCGACCAGATCGACCGGCGCCGGGGAGGGTTTTCGTCGGGATCGCCCGGCGCCCCCTCCCGCTTGCCGTGAAAGGCCAGATTGAGCGCGTCTCTGATCGCGTTGTGTGTCGCAAGGATCGGCGGCGACACTTCGCGAACGTCGGCGGGCGTGCAGCCGGGAATGCCGATCGCGACGACCTTCGCCAACGTGGCAATATCCGTCGTCGCCATTGCCTGAGAAATCTTGGCGTCGAAGTCCGGACCGAGCGTGTCGATCAGGCGCGCGATACGATCCCAATCGTAACGAAGCGCACCGACGCCAGGAACTTCCGCCTCGCCGCGGTGCTTGTTCATCACGTCGGGGTCACGGCCCCCGCGACACGGAACGTCGCCGTCAGCGTCACGCGGTCATCGATCGGCGGGGCGACTTCATATCCGGTCACGACCGCCTTGAAGGTCCACATCATAGCCGGCGACCCCGGGAAGGTGACGCGCCAGTTACGCGGCGTCGACTGAGTGAGGAAGTCATTCAGCAGACCGCCCGACGCGTTACCCTGCGTCGCGTTGCCGGGAACGTAGTTCATCGTCGCCGAGAACTCGCCGCCGTCTTTCAGACCGCCGATGTACTCGCGGAATCCGTCGGGGCTGTCGGTGTGGGTTGCCTCGACCTGTTCCTTCGTCATGGACGGCGGCGAAAGGTCGACCAGTTCGGCGACGTTGGTAAAGACTTCCGGCGACGCGCCGTCGCCGCGTGCCAGGTGAATGCCTAGGCCGATAAGCCCCTGAGATTCCGCCATTGCGTCACTTACTCCAAACGTTGTAATCGGCGCTACGCCTGTAAACGCTTCCGTCATTATCGTACAGATCGCGCGACCGAACAAGGAAAATTCCCTGAACGTTTCCAACGCTATAGCCGAGCAAAGCCGCCTTGACGACAAGGTGAAGCGCTTCCGCGTCGGCGTAGTCATCGGCGTAACAATCGACCTGAACAACCCCGTCGACCAGGCCCGACGCCTTGTCGTGCGTGATCGGGTCAAGCTCGCTGACGACGTTCAACACGATCGCCGGGAACGTCACGTTCTGCGGGAGGATACCGGGATAGACACGGGTGCTGACCAGCGACGACACGCCCGACGCGGCTACTAGGATGTTTCGAACCGCGACGATCATCGGCGCAACGCGCGCGTTGCCGTGCGACTCAACGTGCCCTTCTCGGCTTTACGCGCCAAGGTGCGCGCCGCTTTGGCGAGAGACGACCAGACTTCATCGGCAAACGTTCCCAAGACGATGTTCTTCGTTGACTCCCACGCGGGCCGCATGAACGGTTGCGGCGGAATGAACAGACCGGAGATCGCATGGAACCATCCGAACTCTATCAGGTGCGCGTGGTGCCCCTTCTTGCCCCCCGTGGTCGACGCGCCGACGAACACCTCGACGGCGCCGGCCTTCACGCGTCCACCCTGTTGCGACTTTTTCAGTTTCGTTGACACCTCGACCGACTCTTGAAGGTTTCCCGTCTCGCCGCGCTTCGCCAGAGCAATCGCGGCCTCTTCCGTCGGCTTTACGGATTTCATCAACGACCGGCGCAAAACGTTCTTCGCGGTCGCCTTGGGAAGCTGTTTCAACGCGTTGTCGAGTTGCTTCGCGCCCAGCACTTCGCCGCCGACGCGTTGTGCGTTACGGGGAGGCATTATTCCGCCCTCGCCTTGGCGTCGATCAACAACCCGTCGCGCCGACCGACTTCACGTACCGCGACGATATCCCAATCCCGCCCGTCATAGACGATCCGGTTCAAGACGGTGACCCCTGACCGGTAGCGCACCCGAAAGACCGTAATGGCCTCCCCGACAAGCTGCTGACCAGCGAACCGTTCCGACCCATTGACGGGCTCGACAGCGGCGGGGATCGTGTCGGCGGCGTGGATCTTCGCCCATGTGTAGACCGGCGCCCCGTGGCTGTCCTGCCCGGTCTGCGTCCTCGCCTGGATCACGATCGATCGGTCTAGTTCACCCGCTCGCATGGGGCTATTCTAGCAACCATCCGAACGTTTCGCTAGCCTCCAAACGCGGGAAACAGGTCACACAGGATCGCCGCGACCCGTTAACGACCAGAACGCCGCGCGCCTCTAGCTGCGGAACGGACGATTCGAACAGCCCCGGAAGGTGGTCGAAGGACGTCACCGGGCACCCTGGCAGATAGGCGTAACGGTCTGTCGTGCCGTCCAATCCGAGGAAAGCCACGCGGGCGGCGCCCATGTGCCAGGCGAGCCCCAAGGCGCCCCATGCGCTATTCCCGGTATGGATCGCTCTAGGGTCGTCCGAGAGCCTGTAGCACGCCCCCAGATAGCCGCCGCCGGTCGACCGGCGAAGGTAGGTCACGCCGCGTTCCGGCGCGTCACGGTGCGCCACGACCCGGGCGCCGGGCGTTCCGTAATCCCCCGGAACGGCCAGGTAGGCGGCGACCCGCGCCGGGCGGTGGCGGACCAGCCGACGGACGTAGTTCGACGGATCAAGCGAAAAGAAGATATCCGGCGCCGGGTGCCACTCGAGCGCCCCGTTGACGACGATTGTCGTCACCCCCGGTAACGGCGGGAACGCGATGTTCTCGACAGACGGACCGGTACAAACGATCAGCACCCGATCCGCCCGGTGCGTCACCCTTCCGTAAGGTGGCGCCACGGCAGGCCCTTTCGCATTTCCGCAAGCGTCCATTGCGAGTATCCCAGCAACGACGCCCATTGCTGCCGGCGGGGCGTTAGGTAGTTGTGCAGCAGGCTATGCCCGGCGACCGACCACGCCATAGACCCGCGATCAAGCGCAACGACAGGGACGCCCGCCAACGCCGCGTCAACCCCCGTCGTACTGTTCCAGGTCACGACAGCGCGCGCAACCGCCAGAACCTCTTTAAGCGGGCGCGTATCGATGTATTTTTGCGGAACGCCATATTCACAGGATGACCCTACTTTCGGATGCGGGCGGAACCACACTTCTTCACCGTGATCCGCATAGAACTTGACGGTCTGTTGGCACCATCCAATATGGTCGACATGTTGAACTTGCACGTCGCGCGGAAGCTGGCCGATGACAACGATCGGCCCTTCCGGTCGCTTCTGCCACGACTCGTAGTGATCGCCGTTAATCTCAAAAAAGCGATCCATTCCCAGCACCCGCCGCAACGGATTGAACTCAGCGTGACCGGCGGCACCACCGAACCCGACCTGATAATAGACGCCGCGGCGCATGAATGCAGACTCGACCATAATCAGCCGCCGGCCTTCATGCCGTTCCAGGATTTCTGCCTTGCTCCATGTTTTGTTAAACGCTCGCTTAACGCCGCCGAAGATCACGGCGACGTCGCACTCTTCGTATTGCGTGACAGGCCGTACGACAGCGCCAGGGATGCCCTTCGCCAGCGCGCGGAGAACCTTCCGATGCTTGGCATCATAGTCGGGTTCAAAGACAACGACCTTCACGCTCGAACCTCCAAATTCTCGATAAACTGGCGCAAGACGGCGTTCTCGGATTGCGCGTTATGCCTCTGCCCGATAATGCCGGTGTGTGGATAGGTCCAAGGTTGACCGCCTAGGACCGCATCGAAACCGTAGGCAACGACGGACGTCGCACCTTCAAGGTGCGCCGCCATGAGCAACGCAGCGGCACCCCGCGACAGGTTCGGCTTTACCTTTCCACACGGCGCCCGACTACCGTTGCGAACGATCTCGTTTGGCTCGTGCAGATTGAAGACGATCGGGCTCGCGTCACTCGCGGGTCGTTTCCCGAAGTGATACACCATCCAGCCGTAAAAAGGCTGTCGCTTAACTTGCTTCATCGCTTTTAAGAGCCACGGTCCCGGCAACACGCCGTAGCTGTAGCGATGACCGTAATCGTCCGGTGACTGCCAGTGACAATCGTGCAGACGGACGACCAGATTACACGCGTCGATCTCCTGACCGAGCCCGCGGCCGGCAAGTGACGGGCCGTGACCGACAACGGCGACTTTCACTGCCATTCCTCCCGAATCCAATCGTGCGGGCAGTTGTCAGGCTTGTGACTGCCGGCGAATACAACAACCGCCGTCCCGGGCGGACGCGCACCGTTCAAGTCGCGATAGCCTAGGAAGTAACCGGCCGGCAACTCCCGTTGTAGCAGCGAGGCGCGCGGATAGAGGCGTTCGATCGCCTCTTGATCGCCACGGGGGCAGTTTTCCATGATCGATCGACGGTCGCGCCAAAAGCGATCCCAAACGTCACGGCCGAAACCCGGCGCCATACTCATCACGCACGATCCGTAGCGGCACCACGAGGGATGACCGGCAAGTTTGGTGAAGTTCTCGCAAACTCCAAACTTGCCGCCCCACTCCGCAAGCGGCGTCAGGTCGTCACAAATCACGGTGTCGAGATCGAAGTAGAGGCGCCGCGAAACCATCGGCGCAAACAACGCCATCTTCGACCACCATCCAGACAACTTTAGAGACGCGACGTCGACCATATGAACGCCCGGCACTTCGTCATCGTGATCGGTCAGGCAAACGAACCGATGCTCTTTTGGCAGATGACGCGCGACCATGCTTTGTAACCGCTCGACATAGGTCCGCGGATACTTGTCGCCAGTCCAGACGCAAAAGACGGTCAGCGCCCCCACTTCGGAACCTCCCCGCGAAGCCCCGCGTTGCTACCCTTCTGCACGAGTCCGTATGGTTCGTCTTGACAGTAGGATTCGACGGTATAACCGTTCAGTTCAGCATCAACCAATCTGGAAAAGAATAGATCGTAAAGATCCCCGCGCCAGTGTCGCGTAATCTGCCCGTCGAACCAATGCTTAAGACCCGCCGCATGTAGTCGATGCCCGGCAGCTACTAAATGCGGTTGATGCGGCATAGACGTGTAGTGGATCGCCTTAATTTGCGTGTCGCGCAGATCGGCGTAATCATCCCCGTCAAGGCAGTTCCAATTCTGATCGGCGGGGAACGGCTTGACCAAGATCGGCGGACGCATTCCGCGACGCAAATCGTCAATCCACGGCGCAGCAAACTCCGCACAATTCCACAGGGAAACGCACAGGCGCGACGATGACCGCGCCATAACGTGATGCCGTCCGACGTCTGCATCGATCAGTTCCGCGACGTCCGCCATGCAAATCACGTCGCTATCCATGTAGATTGCGCGACCCTCGTAACCGCACAGCGCCGGGACGGCGTAGCGGAACCCGCTGAAAGGCGTCGCCCATGTCGACGTATCCCAGCCGTAAAACGGGCTCACCGGATCACGAGAAAGCTTCATCCATGTGATTTCGACCGGCCGCGACGCGTGCTTGCGGATCGTATATTCAAGAACCGCCTGGCTCTCGGCGTCATCGTGGTTCGGGGCGCAGCCGACGAAGATACGAATGGTCATACCGCCTCCAAACTGACCCGCGGGAAGCACTCCAGCTTGCCGCCGCGCGTGGCGTTCCGGACGACCATACCGGCCGCGGCGATCTCCGGTGCCGCGGCTTTCCAGTGATCCAACCAATCAGCGAACGGCGACGGGTTGCAGATCGCGGGCGGGTGATCGCCGAAAAAATGCGTACCCTCGCAATCAAAACCAAGTAGGATCGCGTCGCGCACCCCGAGCGCGTAGGCGAGATTGAGCGCCTGAAACCCGCCGTTACCACCGTAAACGATCCCGTGACCGGACGCGTCGAACCGGCGCCGATCGTTCGTGTGATGCTGGCCGGGGATATGCCGAAGTCCGTATTTCTGCGCCGCGACGTCACAGGTTGTCCAACGCTCCGCAATCACCCGCGACGGCTTTTCGTGCAAGTCCCACCATTGCTCATCACAGGCGTACAGCACGTCAGCGCAAGGACAAAGGCGATAGGCATCGTTGACCGCGAAGATCTTCCGGCCGCTGCGCCAAGCCGCGTCAACGTCGGCTTCGGTCAGGCTCTCACCCGTCGCGATGATCACGGCTTGCAACGGGCGGGTGGAAAGCGCGTCGGGCATTAGCGATTGTCCTTGTGCCAGTAGCGCAGCAGCGTCGCGCGATCCGGTTCATAAACATCGTTCCAAATCTGCCGCACGCGTTCACGGGTGATCCCGTGGCGCCGACCGACCGCGGCAAACGTCTCGCCTTTGGCGACCCGCTTAATGACGTCCCTATCGCGGGCGCCCATACATGGTGGATACGCAGGGTGCCCGACTAAGGCCCGCCACGCGGCCTCAGCGGCTAGATGATCGTCGCGCTCCACCAACAACCCCGCAACGGCGTCCGCCACGTAATCCGGAACCGCATACTCGCCGCGCTCCCACGCGCGAACGGTGCGGTCAACCCATCGGCCTTGCATCCCGATCGCGTTCGCCAGTCCAGCCGCGGAAAGGCGCAGCTTCTTACGGGCGGCTTTGAGTTGCTTAGGTGTCATATAGGTACGCTACCACTAGACGACCTAGGTTGTCAACCTAAATCCCCATGTCCCGAACGTGCTTCGAAAGCAGTCGGTCGACAGCAGGGTTGACGCTGAATGACACGCCGACGATCTGGGCCGCTCGGTTGTCCCACAAATCGGTCAAGACCAGCTTGATCGCCGCGATAATATCGGCATTGGCGAGCGTCGACGGTGAACCGGTCATCATGCCGGCCGTGTAGGTGATCGTCACCGCGCCGATCTGCGCGCGCGTATCCGGCCAGACTTCATCGTAAGCCGGCGTGATGACGTCTTTCGACCGAGTGTGACTGTCGACCGTCTGCGTCACGCCATCGGTATCGACGTAACTGATCGACGTGATCCCCGTCACCGGCCCGTCAGGAAGCTTGATCGACCACGGGGGGAACTTGTCGAGGATCAACGTCCGCGTCTGAGTGACGATCGACGCGTTCAACAGTTGCTCGACGTGCTGCCGCGCCGCGGTGATCTTCCCCGGCAACTCGGAAATGTAGGGATCGTCCGTATCGGCGCGCAGGTGCGCGCGCGCTTCGGATTCCGTGATCGGCTCTGTCAACGCGACTTACGCGGGCGCCCGCGCCCCCGCTTCGGCTGCTGGCCGGCGCAGGCTCGACAATAGCAACCGCCGTCTTGTCTTCACCATCGCGGCTGACGTCGACACCAATAGCCACGGGGGGCGCTACAGGCGCCGTCACGACCCGATACGCGACGCCCTGCGCTTCGAGATCGCGAACATAGCCGTCCTCGACCGTAAAGATCTGACCGGCGTCGATATTGCCCCAGATTGTCGAGGCGAACCCGTTAACTGCCCTCATGCGTGCCATATCTTACCCTCCCGGGAAAATACGGGGCGGACCGCAGCCCGCCCCGTGACTCTCAGTCGACTTAGAGCGTCAGATTGCCGAAGCGGGTCGACGCCGGCCGGATCGTCGCCAGCGCGCCGCGCTTCTCCGCACGGATCGTGACGAGGTTCTTCGTGAAGTCGTCGTTCACGAACCCGAGATCGATCACCGTCGACTGCCGTTCCGCGTACTCGTAGGACGTCGCGAAATCGGCCACCAGGAACTTGCCACTCGTCATGCTGTTCGTGACGATGACCGGCAGGCCCCACAGGACCGGCGTGATCGTGCCGAAGGGGTTGCCGACCAGATAGCCGTTTTCGAAGTTCGAACCCGCCCGCAAACGCTCGAGCGCGCCCCAATCCGCCGGGTTCATGATCAGCGCGGTCGCCATGTAGTCGTCGCCGAGAATGGCGTACTTGGCGCGGTTCACGCTGTCGATCGCGTTGTCACCCGACGTCGGCGTGAAGGCCGTGTAGTTGCTGCCGGTGGTCATGCCGGAAATGTTCTGACCAAGGCCGTCGCCAGCGACGATCTGCTTTTCCTCGCGAAGCTCGACGCCGTAGCGAAGCCGGCCGTCGATATAGGCCCGCAGCGCCGGGGCGTCCGCGAGGATCTGATTCGACGCCTTGATGAAATGCGCGATCGTGCGAATGTTCACCGTCGAGTCTTCGAAGGTCAGGACCGATTCCGCCTTGGCCGCACCTTCCGCGACTTCCGCTGCGTTGTTCGTGAACAGAAGCTCACGGGTGAACTGCCAGGCGTTGCTGGTCGTCGGGATCGTCGGGATGACGTCGCGCACCCGAAGGGTACGGAACGCGCCCGGGACGATACCCGCCCGGCGAGCGGTCGGAACCAGCGTATCGGCGTTCTCGGGCGGCGAACCTTCCTGGCCGATGATCGTGTTCGCTTCGACGCGAAGCTTGAAGCCGGCGCCGGGCGTCGAACCGGGTTTGAGAGCGAGTGCCTTGTACTCTTCGGAACTGACCAGGATTTGACCAACGGTCGCCGCCGGGACGTGATCGCCACTGGTCAGCTTGTCGGCCAGTTTCTGTTCGATCTCGAGAAGGTTCGCGGCGGTCGCTTCGACCTTCTCGGTCGCCTTGGTCGCGGCTTCCGCCGCCGCCTTGGCTTCCTTGTCGGTCGCGCCGATCAGATCCTTGATCGCCTTGTCCGACGCGGCCTGAGCGTCCTTGAAAGTCTTGAATTCGGTCGTAAAGTTGGCAACAGCTTCGGCGACCTGTGCCGATACTGCCGTGTTGTCCGCCGAGACTCGCTGAATGCCGCGCGCCGCGGGGATGAAATAGCCGTCTAGGGGCATATCTCTACTCCGATTTGAGGATTGACGTCAGACCGTGCAGGAGTGCAACGGCCTCTTGATCGTCAGCGCACGGCGTGACGTCGGCGGCAGCGCACGGCGTGCCACCAGATACCTCGGAGAGAAGCGCACGGCGTTCCGCCCGGGGCATTCCTTGCAAGGCAAGCTCTTTATCGAGACGACGATACGCAGCCTTGGTAGGCGCCTCTTCGTCCTCTTCGACTTGATCGCTTGCCAACAGATCATCCGCCATGCCGGCGGCAACGGCTTCCTCGCCGGTGAAAAACGTTTCCTTATCCATCATGGCGGCGACCTTCTTCCGGTCGATCCCCGACCGATCCGAATAGACACCCGCCATTGTGGCGTCGAACTTGGCGAACAGTTCCGCCGCGTCGGTCATGTCGTGGCGATTGCCCAAGACGATACCCCATGAATTGTGGATCATGAGGAAACCCGCCTTCGCGACCCGAAGCGTATCACTCGCGAAAGCGATCACGGACGCGGCGGAAGCGGCCAGGCCCATGACGTTCACAGTCACGGGGCCGTCATGCTCGCGAAGCTGATTGTAGATCGCCGCGCCTTCAAAGAAGTCGCCGCCCGGCGAGTTGACGTTGATCGTGACGGGGCCGGCGCCGACGCGGCGAAGGAACCCGCGAACGTAGGCGAGCGTCATACCGCTACCGTCCCAATCCTCGCCGATCCGACCGGTGATCGCGAGCGCCCGTTCATCTTCGGACGCGGCCTTGACGGGCGTCCAAAGCTCCGCGGCCTTGACGGGCGGGTCGAAGTCGATCCCACCCGGGCGGGCGAATGCCTCAATCTTCGGTAGGCTGCGGTTCGTCATCGTCTTCTGTCTCCGATCCAATCGGGATCATCTGGCTTTGTGCGTACATCACCGCGCCCTTATCGTCGGGCAGCGGCGGCAATCCTTCCTTCGCGCGGGCTTCGTCGATCGTCAGCAGAAGTCCCGAAATAGCCGCAACCAACGTGCTGGTACGGGTCGACTCATTCCCACGTAAGAAACGCGAAAAATCGAATTCAACCTCGATTTTATCGCGTTCGGACGGAAGAAGCAACCAACGCGTAATCGACGCTTCAAGCTTTTCCAACACCGGCTGCAATGCGAGCGTATAAAACCCTTCCTTGATCTCCGAAATACCCGAACCCCAAACGGTCGTCGCGGACGTGTCGTTGATCAATACCGACGGAACGTCGAAGAACCGTGCAATATCCTCAATCGAAAATTTCCGCGTCTCGAGTAGCTGAACGTCCTTCGGGTTCATGGAAATCTGCTGGTACTTCATACCCGCTTCGAGAACCTTAAGCGGGTCGCCTTTACCCTCCTGCAAGTCATCGAACTGACCGCGAATCTGAGTGCGCTGCTCCGGCTTCAAAACCTTGTCGATCATCAAGACGCCTGTCGGCTTAAAGCCGTTCGCCGCCAGCGTCGCAACGCGATCTTCGGCGGCGATCCCGATACCCATCGTTCGCGCCGCATATTGCAGCGGCGACAAACCGACCAGACCAGTCGAAGGCATCAACGGAACATGCCACATACGACGCTGCGAAACGTCGTCCTTCTTGACGCCCCGCGTGACTATGTAATTTCGCTCGGTAGTAAGATCATCTTTAGCATGGACTTCAACTTGGTGTGCCATGATCGGAACGATCGACGTCACTTCACGATTTGCACGCTCGGTTTTCAGGCCGTAGAAATTCCCGTGAAGATCGAAATTGATCATCACGGTTTCGAAAAACTCGTTTCGCGTCTGGTATTGGTTCGGCTGTCGGAACAGCGTGTTCAGCCAATGATCGGTGTTCCGCGTGCGAGTGCCGTCGCGGTTGATGTTCCAAATCCTGATAGGCATCGCGCCGACAGCTTGCGCCCGCAAACGGATGCACGCGAAGACAGCGGAGAGTTTCAACGCAGCGTCAGCGGATACGATCTGACCCGCCGCCATACCAGACGCGCCGCCCGTATCCTGTCGACCATCCGAGCGAAACGTCGCCCGTCCGAACAGCGCGGCTAGTAGCGTCGCAAAATACCCGTCACGCGGCGTCCACTGTGTCAACTACCGCGCTCCGATCGGGGCGGACAAGAACTCGTCTAGATCCGGTTCGCACTCGAGCATGTCGCGCGCCTTTAGACCGACCGCCATTGCCATCGCAACGGCGCCGTCGATCCGCATTCGAACCTTGGACTTATCGAGTTTGCGGTTCCCCGCCGGGTCCATCGTTACCACCGCATTTGACACGCACCATGTAAGCAACGGCTGGCCGCGGTGCGTCAAACTCCGCGCCGCTACCTCTTCGTCAATCACGTCGACGGCCGGCGCCATGTCCTTGAACCCCTGACCCCAAGGAACGAACCGAATACCTTCACCGTCCTCATCATCACCATAATAAGCGTTAATCCCGTTCCGATCAAACGCTTTAATCAGCACGTCCATCCGCCACCGATCGTAGGCAATCCCTAGTATTTTGAACCGGTTATCCAGTTCGGCGATCTGATGAACAACGTGATCATAATCGACGTCCCGGCCCGGCGGGGCGATCAAATGACCCTCGTTTTTGAACCGCTCGTAAGGAACCCGGTCGCGAGTCTCGTGGTCCTTGAGCCACGCCGCCGGCTTCCAGAACCACGCGTCAAGCCGCGATCCTTCCCATGCCGACACGCCGACCAGCGCGCAAAGATCCTGTTTCGCCGACAGGTCCAATCCGAGATAGATTTCCTCGCCGTCCTCCCACACCGCGCCCGGATCGTGGCACGCTCGCCAGTCGGCACCGTTGATCAATCCCGGCAACTGGTCGACACGTTGGTTCAACGAAAGATTTCGAAACGACGGTTCGAAGGACGGCGACGCCTTCGCCTGGCGCGCTTTCTTCCGAACGGACTCGAGTAACAGAAAATCGCCAAGCGCCGGGTTTGCCATACCCCAAACGCGCTCATCGAAGATCGCCGCAACGGTTGCCGCGCCGCACTTCGGACACGCCGTATCTTTCGTTTTCTTAGACGGCGCGAAGCGATGACCACAGGGTTCGCAAAACTGCTGGTCGCCGATCTCATCGGGCACCGCGTAGAGGTGGCAGACAATCGACGGGTCGTCACTCGATAGGCCGCGGTCGATCAACTCGGATAAGATATGCGACGGGTCGCGCGACTGCGTTCCGATCGTGGCGAACAAGAACTCTTCGCGCGCGCCGTCGGCCGTATTCAACACGTCGTAAAGCTCGCGGTCGATCGCTTGCGCCAACTCGTCATAAATGACGAATGTCGGGTTCAACCCGTGCTTGGTCCCCGCCTCGCGCGACAAGGCTTGATAGAACGACCCGTTGCTATGGCACGCTGCTCGCTTCTTGGAAGCGACCAGCGTCACCGGTCCGCCCTCAGACGCATCTAGCGCCATCCAAGGGTGCTTGCTGTCGTCGTCTACTTCGTCGTAGTCGGTCAGTCCGCCGGCAACAAGCTGTGCGACGAACTTGTAAACGATGCCGGCTTGCTCCCGGTCGTTCGCGGCGCTGTAGACTTCCCCGTTCTGCGTCGCCTCGGGTCCGACCAAATGCACCAGCACCAGCGCGGCGATAAGAGCCGTCTTGCCGTTCTTGCGGGCCATCGAAAGGATAGCTTCGCGAACCAGGCGCGTTGCCGTCTCGGCATCCGTTACCGGCTCGTAAACGTCGCGAATGAACTTCTTTTGCCAGTCGCGGAGTTTAAACTGGCGCCCCTGCCCGACACCGCTAGGGATCGTCAGGCACTCAATGAACGCTATGACACGATCAGCGCGGGCGGGATTGCGGAAAAAGCCGGCCGCCTCGTCCCAAACTAATTTATCGTGACCGGCTAAAATTAAACTTGACACCCTAGGAGGTCCAGGCTATATTAGGTTCATCAACAAGGGAGATCGACCGATGCGTGAATATCGCTATTACAACAGCGTCAAGTGGGGATCGCGGTACAACCGGGAGACTGAGGCTCATCACGTGTATGCGGCAGACTATGGTGATCTGCGCACTCCATCCAGGTCGTTACCGCACAGGGCTGGCAATGGATATCGGAGGTTCCAATTCACCTCGGTGGAATCGCCCGATAGGAGGAAACACGATGACGATCCGGTTTGAACTGGTTAAACACGAACCCGGTAATTGGGAACTTAAACACGCGAGTAACGGTGCGATCTTGGCCGGTGGCGCTACACCTGCGGAGGCGGTTCTGAACGGCATCGCAGCGTGTCAGGCGGCGTACTGGTCGTACTCGCGTTCCGAGAAGCCTAAACCTATCAGCTAGCCTGCCGTCCACCCGCGATCCCCACAAGCCCGCCGAACTTGCTCTTAGGAGGCTCGGCGGGCTTCGCGCCCAAGTTCTCCCGGGCGATCGGATCAAGCCCCAACTTGCCACCGAGCGACGCGATCTTTTCCATCGCCGAGACTGACACGCCGTGCCAAGGGTTGCGCTTCGGCGCGCCGTAGATCCACGTCCCATCCTCGTTCACTCGCAACACCGGGCGGATGACGATCCCCTCGACTAACAGATGTTCCGTCGCCTCGCGAAGCTGGTCGCACGCCAGGCAATACGCGGCGAGCGTCCCGGCGTCCGTTGCGGCGTAGACGGCCGGCGGCATGGCGCCCAACACGTCGTGCCAGATCTCCGCGGCGTAGCCGGTCAGGTGACGGGGCTTGCGCGGCTTACCCGCCGGCCGAACGGGTTCCTTGACCGGACGATTCCCCGGGTTGCCTTCCAACTTTTTGACGTCCGCCGGTTTTGACGGTCGACCCGCTTTAGCCATTTCATAACGCTCGCTACATAATTACCCGAGTTTCGCAGGCGGAAAATTTGTTGTACCCCCGCCGGTCCTGTCGCACCCATCGTTTGACTTTCAAACATACCCCCGGGGGAGGGGAGGAACGATGTAATTATGTTGCGCAAACGCATCGAACGTCAAGACACAAAGCGAACGCCCCGCGCTCGGGGGAACACGGGGCGTTCTGGCAAGGGCAGTGTCCGTACTTGGATGAT